GCCGCCAGTGCCGCCGAGGAGAGCGCGAACAGCGCCAACACGGCGGCCAACGAGGCCAAGACTGCGGCGAGCAACGCGCAGAAGGCGGCGAACGACGCGCTGAAAGCCGTGACCAAGCTGACCAGCGTGATCAACAGCGTACCCACCCAGGCGGGCATCTTGACGTACACGGGCGCGGCACAGTCCCCCTCGTGGAACGGGTACGACACGGAGAAGCTGACCATCGGCGGAACGACCAGCGGCACCAACGCAGGCAGCTACACTGCGACCTTCACACCCAAGGAGGGCTACGAGTGGGCCGACGGCACCAAGACCGCCAAGAGCGTGACCTGGACGATCAGCAAGGCCAGCCTGTCCGTACCCGCGCAGAGCGGGACGCTGACCTACACGGGAAGCGCACAGTCTCCCCAGTGGAGCAACTACGACAGCAATAAGCTGACCATCGGCGGGACGAGCACCGCCACCAACGCGGGAAGCTATGCCGCGACCTTCACGCCGAAGGCCAACTACCAGTGGTCCGACGGCAGCACCAGCGCTAAGAGCGTGACCTGGGCCATCGGCAAGGCGGCGGGCAGTTTGACGCTGGCGAAGAGCAGCGTGACGCTGAACATCTCCTCGCTGACGGAGAGCGTGGCCGTGACCCGCGCGGGCGACGGCGTGATCAGCGCCACGTCCAGCGACACCGCCACGGCAAGGGTGGAGGTGAGCGGCACCAGCGTGAAGATCACCGGCATCAAGGCGGGCACCGCTAAGATCACTGTGAAGGTGGCGGCGGGCACCAACCACACCGCGCCCAGCGACAAGACCATCAACGTGACGGTCAGCCTGCCCGACACGAGCCTGGCAAACAACACGCCGGACATCATCGCGGCGGCGGCCAAGTCCGGCCAGGCGGCGAACTATTGGAGCGTGGGCGACAAGGTGGGCATCGCGGTCAATGGCTCTTTCGGAGGACTGAGCTATAACAACACCGTGTACGCCTTCATCCTGGGCTTCAACCACAACAGCAGCGTGGAGGGCGGAAACAGCATCCACTTCCAGTTCGGCAAGACGGCGGCTGGTGTGGACATCGCGTTCGTGAACAGCTACGGCTCGACCAGCACGGGCTTCTGCATGAACACCAGCAACACCAACTCCGGCGGATGGAACAACAGCTATATGCGCAAGACCATCTGCCCGGCGTTCCTGGCGGCCCTGCCGACGGCCTGGAAGAACATCATCGCGGCCTGCACGAAGTACAGCGACAACACGGGCGGCGGCTCCAACACCGCAAGCTATGTGACTGCGACCTCGGACAAAATCTGGCTGCTGAGTGAGATGGAGGTCCAGGGCACGAGAAGCTACGCCAACAGCGCCGAGGCGAACTACCAGAAGCAGTACGACTATTACAAGAACGGTAATAGCAAGGTCAAGTATCAGCACACGGCAACGACGACCGCCTGCACCTGGTGGCTCCGCTCCGTGTATGCGAGCTCCACGTACATCTTCTGCTTTGTGAACACGGACGGGTCTGCGTACTTCAACTCCGCCTACTATTCGTCTGGCTTCGCGCCGGGCTTTAAGGTGGCCTAATCCAAAATCAGGCATCGAAAGTGGAGCGGTGGGGGCGCAAGCCCCTACCAGCGAAACGACAAGCACCGAGTACCCAAATCAGCACAGGCCCCATCCGGCGGGAGCGGCAACGCTCCTGCCGGTGGGGGCAGCAAACCGGAAGGGAGAACAGCGAAATGGCAGTATACAAATCGCGGCGCAAGGACGCGGCGGCGCAATTCGTGGCAGACGCGCGCGAGCTGCGGAAGGCCACGGTGCGCATCGCGCGGAAGTTTCCGGCCAGCTACAAGTACGTGACCACGGGGCCGCTGCTGCAACTGGCGAGCGAGGTCTACATGAACGCGCTCAAGGGAAACAGCATCTACGTCCACAAGGACATGAGCGAGCGGGACTACGAGCTGCGGCACCGCTATCTGGCGGCGGCCACGGCCAGCGCCGATGCGCTGCTGGGCGAGATCACCTTCTGCTATGAGCTGGTGGACGACGGCAACAACTTCTTCCGCAACAAGGAGGAGTACGAGCGGACGTTCCAGACCTGGACGACACTGGCGAACAATGCGCTGTCACGCCTGCGGGGTGTGATGGACAGCGACAAGCGCCGGTGGAATGGGTACATGAGAGACCGGAAAGCAAAAACACCATAAATCCCCGTAGGGCAAGTTCTGACGGCCACGCCTGCAACTGGTGGCTCCGCTCCGTGAATGCGAGCAACACGAACAACTTCTGCAATGTGAACACGGACGGGTCTGCGAACAACAACAACGCCTACAATTCGAATGGCTTCGCGCCGGGATTTAAGAACAACCTGGGGCCTGAACAAGTAGCGAACTGCGAAGCTGTGCCCCAAACCTTAAAGGAGAACTTGACCCTTGGAGACTGGCCCGCCATGCGCGGGCTTCATTCCTTAAATCACCACTCGATACGGAGGCCCGGACGCTTCTTGCATGGCCGTGGATTTACGGCGGCGTTGCCCCGGCTCCATGAGCAACCGTTATGCAGCTACTTCAAACCGCTGCGGCAGACGACGCAGGTGCGGGAGGTCATGCACCCCGCAAACCGCGCGCCAGACCGAACGCTGTACGGGTGGGATACTGCATTGGAGGCAACATGATTGAATAGCCAAGAGAGGCACGAGGCCAGATACCAGCGGCGGAAGGCCCGGCGCGAGCAGAGGGCGCGGGAGGCCGGTGGAGCGAGCTTCGAGGAGGTCATGTCATTCGGGAACATCTGCAAGGCCGGAAAGAGCTGCTGTGACGGAGCGCGGTGGAAGACCTCCACCATCAACTTCGAGACGAACCTGCTGGGCGAGGCACAGGCGACCTATGACACGCTGCACCATGGGAAGCGCGTGTTCAAGGGCTTCCACAGCTTTGCGACGGTGGAGCACGGGAAGGTGCGGAACATCGACGCGCTGCCCATCCAGGAGCGGGCCATCCAAAAATGCCTGTGCAAGAACCTTCTGACGGAGGTTTATTCCAGGAGCTTCATCTACGACAACAGCGCGAGCCTGAAAGACCGGGGCATGGACTTCCAGCTCCGGCGGCTCAGGAAGCACCTGCAGGACCATTACCGGCGCTATGGGACTGAGGGCGGTATCTACCAGTTCGACTTCAAGAATTATTTCGGGAGCCTGCCGCACGAGGAGATCAAGCGGCGGGCGCGGAAGAAGATCATGGACGACCGGTTATACACATTGTTCTGCGACTTTGTGGATGATTTCCGGCTGATGAAGACCGCCGACAAGGAAGCACACCGGGGCGTGGGCCTGGGCAGCGAGGTATCGCAGATCATCGTCCTTGACTACGCCAGCCCCATCGACCATTACGTGAAGGACGTGCGCGGCATCCACGGGTACGGGCGGTATATGGACGACGGGTATGTGATCAGCAATTCCTTGGAGGAACTGGAAGACATCAAGCGCAACTTGTACCGCCTGGCTGAGGCGCTGGGCATCGCCATGAGCGACAAGAAGAACATCATCACACCGTTCCGGCACCACAGCTTCACCTTCCTGAAAATGCGGGTGACGCTGACGGAGACGGGCAAGGTGGTGATGAAGCTCAGTCGCAAGAGCATCCGTGCCATGCGGCGGAAGATGGATATTTTCCGGCGGTGGATGGACGAGGGCCGAATGGGACCGGAGGATGTGTTCCAGTCCTATCAATCGTGGAGAGCGCACGCGAAGCGGTGCAACAGCTACGACACGCTGCGCGCCATGGACGAGCGCTTCACGCGGATGTTCGCTGAGGAACTGGCCGGGCGGCGGAAGCCGTTCCCGTGCACGATGAAAGCCACACGGACCGGGTGCGGCTGGATATACCGGCGGCACGGAGCCGTCATTGAGGAGGAAATGTGCGCATGAAGTACATCACACACAACAGGTTCAAGAAGCTGGCCGCCTGCGGCGAGGCCGTGAACATCCCGTATGGCACGGAGATGGAGACGGCGGGCGACTTCATCATCACCACGGAGGGAAAGCCGATCTGCTACGCGACCAGCGAGGCCGCGAAGATGCACTTCGCCCGCAACGACGACGGGCAAGGGCTGGAACGCGGGAAGCTGACCTGGGCCATCGCGTACTCCCAGCGGGTGCGGACCGGCCAGAACGGACGGCAGCAGCGCTTCACCGAGGAGGAGATCGAGCTGCTGGAACGGAAGTGGGCACATTTCCTGCGGCAGGATGTGGAGGTCATTCTGTTCAACGAAGACTTTTTCGCGGCGGCGGTGCCGGAGCTGAAAGAGCTTGCGGACGCGCTGCACATCAAAGTGAGGAGGTAAGACCCATGTATGCAATTATCAGCAAAGGCGAGCTGCTGGCCCTGTGTGAGCGTCCCCGCTATGTGAAGCGGAACGAGGAGACCGGGGCCTATGTGGAGGCGGCGGAGGCTGAGGCCATCGGCATCGCCGTGGGCGGCGAGGTGTACAATCTGCCCGGCGGCACCGCCATCCCCGACGCGCCGGAGGCGCTGGCACAGGAGGGCGAGGCTGAGGAGTATGTGTTCCGCAACCACGCCCGCATCATCGAGAACGAGGAAGCGACCAACGCCGCCTTCGTCGCCATGGAGGAAGCCATGTGCGATATGGACAGCTCCTCGGAGGAGCGGCTGACGGCGGTGGAAGAAGCTCTTTGCGAGCTGGACAGCGCTGCAAACGGAGGAGGTGAAAACTGATGAACGCTATTTGGGCTAATCGACTGGTGGCCGGTACGCGCAAGTGGGCCGAGGTGCCTGCTTCCCGCAAGGCTGGCGTCAAGGCGGAGCTGGCGAGCCGCGTGGAGAACGGCAAAATCAGCGCCGAGCAGTACGAGGAGATCACCGGCGAGGTCTATGCCGGTGAGTAATCTCAAAATCATTGAGGAGCTGTGCGGCATCTGCGCCGACCTGGCGAAGATCGTCACGGAGCAGCAGAAGCTCCTCGCGCAGCACGACGCCGTTGCGCTGGCGGAGGACATCGACCGGGTGAAGGTGCGGTATACCGCGCTGATCGGAAGCGGAGAATGGCCGGACGAGGCGCTGGGCGAAGAACTATGATCGGCGGGGGCCGGGTGGGATAGCCGCCCGGCCCTCCCCCGTATCGTCAACAACCAGGAAAGGAGGGTGCCGTTATGGACGACCCCTATATCTCGCGGGCAGAGCACGAGGAGTTCAGCCGCCGTCTGGCGGAGGAGAACAAGAGGCAGGACAAGCGTATCGAAATGCTTGAGGAGAACGTGCGCGAAATGCGGGCGCTGACGAACTCGGTGGAGCGGTTGGCGACCAGCGTGGAGGATATGGTCAAGGAGCAGGAGAAGCAGGGCAAGCGCCTGGAAGTGCTGGAAGGACGGGACGGTGAAATGTGGCGCAAGGTCGTGGGCTACATCATCACCGCCGTTATCGGCATCGTGATCGGCTTCGTGTTCCATCAAGTCGGTATGTGAGGAGGGCGGGCCATGAAGTACGTGTGGGTAGTCATGGCCGCCTTTTTCTTTGGCCTGGGAGCGGGCCTTCTCCTCTGCAACAGCACGATCAGCCATCTGCGCCGCAGGCTGCGCGCCCTCCGGCTGAATGGCGATCAGGGGAAGAAGACCGAGACCATGAAAAAGGTGGTCTGGATATGCCTGGGAAACGGATTTGCGTGGATATGGTGCAGCTATGTCCTCGCCTACCTGGGACGGGAGCAGATCGCGGAAACGCTGTCGTCGGTGGCCGTGAAGGAGATCATCGGCGTGGTGCTGGCATACGCCATCAAATCCGTCCTGGAAAACCTGAGCAAGAACAATCACTGGCCGGATAAGCCGGACCCCATCGCCCCGGCGGCGGAGGAGGAACCGGCGGACCAGCCAAGCAACGACCTGTAAGGAGGGCAAAAACGGAATGACTGAAAACCAGTTACGCCAGAAGGTCGTCAAAATCGCGGTGAGCTATCTCGGCTGCAAGGAAGCGGACGGGAGCCACCGAAAGATCATCGACCTGTACAACAGCCACAAGCCCCTTGCCAGAGGCTACGCCGTGAAGTATACGGACGCATGGTGCAGTACCTTTGCTTCCGCCGTCGCCATCGCCGCCGGGCTGACCGACATCATCCCGACGGAGTGCGGGTGCGAGAAGCACATCGCCCTGTTCAAGAAGCTGGGCGCGTGGGTGGAGAACGACGCCTATGTGCCGAAGCCGGGCGACTACATCTTCTACGACTGGCAGGACGGCACGAACTACGCCACGACGGACAACACCGGCGCGGCGGACCACGTGGGCATCGTGACCGAGGTGAACGGCAGCACCATCACCGTGATCGAGGGCAACATGAGCGACGCCGTGGGGTATCGCCATATCGCCGTCAATGGCCGGTATATCCGGGGCTATGGCGTGCCGAAGTACGCCAGCAAGGCCACGGGGACCGACGCCGGGACGACCGGCGGCGAGACCGGCGGGACCGGAAACACCGGCGCGGGCACCTGTAAGGCGGGCGACATCGTGAACTTCACCGGCGGGAAGCACTACACCAACGCGAACGCGGCCAGCGGCACGGCCTGTAAGCCGGGCAAGGCCAAGGTCACGCAGGTGTACCAGCCGGGCAAGGCGAAGCATCCGTATCACCTCGTCGCCGTGAGCGGCGGCGGAAGCACCGTGTACGGCTGGGTGGACGCGGCGGACATCGGCAGCTCTGCCTCCGGCGGGACGCGCACGCACACCGTCGTTCGTGGGGATACGCTGTGGGCGCTGGCAAGTACCTATCTTGGAAGCGGGAGCCGCTACAAGGAGATCATGCGCCTGAATGGCCTGACTTCTGAGATCATCCATGTCGGGCAGGTGTTGAAGATGCCTGCCAAATAAGAGAGGAAGACGTTTATGGAACTGACGCTCAATATTTCGGCCATCGTCGCCATCATCGGCGCGCTGACCGTACTGACCAACATCATCGTGGAGGTCCTGAAACGGGCAACGTGGGAGAAGATGCCCACGAACCTGCTGGCAATCATCGTCGCCATGGTGCTGACGCTGGTGGCCTTCTTCGGGTATATGGCCTTCATGGGCTACGCCGTCATGTGGTATTACGTGGCCGCCGCCGTTGTGGTGGGCTTCGCGGTGGCCTACGCTGCCATGTTCGGCTTCGATAAACTGAAAGAAGCGCTCGGTCAGATCAAGAAAAATAATGAATAAGTGAGAAATCCCCCGGCGGAGGTCCAGAGAACGGACATCTGCCGGGGGGTTTTTGTTTACGCGCGCCTGCTCAGATACAGCACGTGCGAGATATAATATTCCAGAGTGAAATCGCTATCCGCTGCGACGTTCTGCTCCATAGCGGCGCGCATCGCGGCGGCGGTGCTGCGGTCAAAATCGTCTGTGGCGAACAGGTCCAAAACGCCGGGGCACACGATCTGCTCCTGGCATACCTCTTTGAAGCGGAAGGCAAGCTCTGTGCGCTCCTGCTCCCCGCGCATCAGACCGGCGATCAGGCAGGCCCGGAGGGTGCGGCGGAAGTCCTCGGAGTTATACAGCTCCCGCATGGGGTAGCCCGCGAGGAAGTCCAGGCGGCGGAACGGAACATCATAGCTTGCGAAGATGGTGTGGGCCTTGCCGGAGGGGTGAACATAGCCCCACCGGCTGTCATGGTCGCGGTATGCGGCGACGGCTCCGGGGCAGTCCTGCTCCTTCAAGGCCAGCGTGGCCCGGCGGATAGCCTCGGTCAGGTCGGCACCGTGGGCCGCGATCAGCGCAGAGCCAGAGGCGGTCAGTTCCAACAGCCTGCGGCTGGGGCTGATACGGAAGCCGTCAGCCAGGAGCCGGGCGGCCTGCTGCTCCTTGGTGCCGCCGACCGGAAGGCCGCGCTTGCACAGGAGGTCCTTCAAGGCGTCCTTCGAGTAGAACACGGAAAGCGTCCGGCCTGCGTCTGCGTTCTGCACGAAGCCACGTCGGACCAGAGCACGCCGGGCCTCTGCCTTGCTGCCGAAGTCTGAGGCGTCCAGCGTATCCGGTGTGAATGGGCGCGAGTGCTGCGGGTCCATGAAGCGGATGGTGTAGAAAACCGCCCTGGGGTCGTTGTGCTCGCCTGCCGCGATCTCTGAGAAGGCCGGAAGCGCGGCGGGATACAGCAGATCGGCGGTGTGCGGGACGCTGCCGGAGCTGTTGACACGCACCGGGGGCTTACGAAATGAGAATAGGCCCATGTTCTCCCCTCCACATTTTTTATATTTTTGCGCATTTATGGGATATTACCATAAGAATATCAGAGAATATGGTAAAGTCAAATAAAATATGGGAATATCACATAGCAAGGAGAGGCGAACACTTGAAGATCATCAATCTGGACGGACGGCGAAATGTATCTGGCGAGCGGGTCCGGCAAATGAGAACGAAGAAGCGTATGACACAGGCGGACTTGGCGGCGAAGGTGCAGACCACGGGCGTTATCCTGGAACAGGACGCCATAAGCCGCATCGAAAGTGGGAGCCGCATGGTGCAGGACTACGAGCTGCGCGCCCTGGCGGAGGTACTGGGCGTCACCTCGGACTGGTTGATGGACGAGGAAGAAAAATAATTATGCCGTAGGCTTAAAGCCTACGGCATTTCTTTTTGCGGCGCTCTGAGCGCTTGACATTCTGCGCTTTTATGGGTTATTATCCCCGAAAAAAGAAGGGAGTGCCCACAATGAGCAGCGAAAAAGGACGGAGATTTTCCCATCTGCGGTGGAAGGACCGGCTGAAAATTGAAAGAATGTTGAAGGAAGGCCACAAGGTAAAGGAGATCGCGGCGGCGCTGCACGTGGACAGTACCACCATCTACCGGGAGATCAAGCGCGGAAAGACGGTCCAGCGCACGACGGAGCTGATCGACCGGGAAATCTACTGCCCGGACGTGGCGGAGAACAAGTACCGGGCCAACCTCGCGGCCAAGGGTCCGGCGCTGAAACTGGGCAACGACTACAAGCTGGCGGCATACATCGAGCAGAAGATCGTGGAGGAACGGTATTCGCCGGAGGCGGTCCTGTTGAAGATCAAGGAGGAGCGGCTGACCTTCTCCGTGACGCTCTCCAAGTGGACGCTGTATTCCTACATCACCAAGGGCGTGTTCCTGGGCGTGACGAACAAGAACCTGCCGCGCAAGGGGAAGAAGAAAAACAAGGGGTATCGGAAGGTCCGGGCCGCGCACCTTCCACAGGGCGACAGCATCGAAGACCGCCCGGAGGAGATCGCGGAACGAGCGATGCCCGGAGACTGGGAGATGGACACGGTGGTATCCTGCAAGAAGGACGCGGCCCGGCTCCTGGTGCTGACGGAGCGGATGTTCCGCCAGGAGATCATCATAAAAATGCCGGACGGCACTACTCAGAGCGTCGTCCGGTCGCTGGACAGGCTGGAAAGGAAGCTGGGGTCGCGGCTGTTCCGTCGGATATTCCGCACGATCACCGTGGACAATGGCAGCGAGTTCGCAGACTGCGAGGGCATGGAGCGGTCATGCCTGACAAAGCGGGCGCGGACGCACATATACTATTGCCATCCGTACAGCGCCTTCGAGCGAGGCAGCAACGAGAACGCGAACAGCCTTATTCGGCGGTGGCTCCCGAAAGGGACGAAGCTCTCCGAGGTATCGCAGGCGGAGATCAAGCAAATCCAAATCTGGATGAACAACTACCCGCGAATGGTTTTAGGCGGGCGCTGTGCGAACACGGCGCTGGCCGAGTGGATGGCGGCGGAGGGCGTGCTGCTCCCGCTCGTTCATATTTAAGAGAAAAACGCACGCATAACACACGAAAATAACACGATAGAACACAGGCTACCGGCGGGGCTTTCGCAGGTGGCCTATTCGTGCTGCTCAAAATGCACAAAATAACGCAGAATAGTTTGTTGAAAAAGCACGGCATTTTTTGCTTGACTTTTTCTAGATCCCATAGTAAATTAAATGCAGAAAAAAGTTTAACGCTTTTTTCTGCATTATTTTTTTATCTATTTCAGGGCTTGAAATGGGAGAAACGAGGTGACGAATGGTGAAGAAGCTGACGCTTGAGGACCGCAGAAAGATTGAACAGATGTGGAAGGACAATGCCTCCCCCTTAAAGATCGCCGCCGAGCTGGGTATCAGCCAGTGCACCGTGTACACGGAATTGAAGCGCGGGCAGAAGACCGACGAGTGGACCGGCGAGACGGTCCTGGACCATAACTTCCGCCCGGAGTACAAAGCCGAGCGGGGCGAGAAGACCTACCAAAGCAATCTGCGCAAGCGTGGCCGCCGTCCGAAGGCCGCACCGAGCATGAAAGGAGTCTAACGAAATGACCAACTTTGAAAAGATCACACAGTCCCCGGAAGCGCTGGGCGAGTTCCTTTCTTCGCTCCCTGTGCTGGAAGGTCCGTGGGACGAGGAGTTTCAGAGAAATTATTGCGCTGGCTGCGGGCACGTGAATTGCGATGCCGGAAGGGGCTGCCCCTACAAGAAACAGCGGAACAGCCCGGCATGGTGGCTGAGATTGGAGGCGAAGACGGATGCGGGCCAATAAAGCGGACAAGTTCTATATGGGTATGCTGCTGGCGATCATCTGCTTCTGCCTTGGCCTGCTCCGTATCATGGACGAGGCCGACGCCCGCCGGGCGGCGGAGCGGGAGACGCTGATCATCGTCGAGCCGCCGACCATCGTGGTCCCAGCCTCCCAGCCGGTCCAGACGGTCTACTTCGAGCCGGACCCGGAGCCGGAGGAACCGGCGGCGGAGGTGTTCACGTTCAGAGAGGATGTGCCCATGAGCGCAGAACTGCAGGAAGTCTTATGGGACGCCTGCCAGGAACACAAGGTCGAGTACGCGCTGGCCCTGGGCCTCATTGAAACGGAGAGCAGCTTCAACCCGGAGGCGGTCAGCTATGTCGGCTGCTACGGCCTGATGCAGCTCAACCCCGACTACTTCCCCACCGACCTGTCACCGGCGGAAAACATTCAGTATGGCGTGGCCTTCATCGCTGAGAAGCTGGACCAGTACGCCGGGAACGTCGGCGCGGCCCTGACGGCCTACAACGCTGGGCACGACACGGAGAACCGCGAGTATGCCGAGAAGGTCATGGCGGCGGCGGAAAGGTGGAGAACAGAATGAAACTATTGATCGGCGGAAGCCCGTGCACCCATTGGAGCATCGCGCAGACCAAGAACCGCGAGACTGAGGCCAGCGGCATCGGCTGGGAGCTGTTCCTGAATTACCGCATCGCCCGCGATAAGTACCAGCCGGACTACTTTCTTTATGAGAACAATAAATCCATGTCCTCCGCAATCCGGGCACAGATCACGGCGGAACTGGGCGTGGAACCCGTGCTTATCAACTCCGCACTGGTGAGCGCACAGAACCGCCAGCGGCTCTACTGGGCCGGGAAGCGCAACCCCGATGGTACATACAGCCAAGTGCCGGTCGAGCTGCCGGAGGACCGTGGCATCCTGCTTCGGGATATTTTGGAGACGAAGGGCGCTTTGGTCGTCAATGCGCTGGAAAGCTGGAAGTCGAGAACGGTCGATGCACACATGGGAAAACTTGAAAACAATCTTGTGCCGAGAATGAACGACCCGAACCCAGCCAAGCAGCAATATGACTGCATAGCGGAACCGCTCCATGTCTGCGCGATAGACGGAGAAGATGCTGTGCTGGTCGATGCAGAGAAAAATCAAACCGTCCGTCGGTCGATCAGCGACATCGTGGAGAAGAAAGGCTACCTGCAGGAGATGTTCAACCCATACAACCGTGCAGAAGTGTCAGAGAAAGCACCTACCCTTTCGACCGGGAGCATGGTCACGAGCAGTTGCGCCGTGCTGGTAGTAGATGGTGCGGTGATAAAGGCTGCCGCTCCTCCCATGCAGGTGAACGAGGCGACGAAGCTGGGGTACACAGTCATTCAGCCGGGCGAGTGTGTGGACCTTGCCATGCCGCAGAGCAAGACGCGGCGGGGCCGGGCCATGAAGGACAAGACGAATTGCCTGACGACCTCGTGCGATTTTTACGAATACTGCGGGACCCTGGACGCGCCGATCTATCAGGTGCGCGACGGAATGATCACGGTCAAAGGGCAAGAGTACCCTATCAAGCTGAGGGACGGCTGCTACATCATCCGCAAGCTGACGGTCCGCGAGTGTATGCGCCTCCAAACGGTGCCGGAGACCTACGTTTTCCCCGTAAGCCCCAGCCAAGCCTACAAAATGCTGGGCAACGGCTGGACCGTGGATGTGATCGCGCACATCATGGGCCACTTCAAGGGACTGGCGGCGGGGCCGGTGGAAGTCCTGTCTATGTACGATGGCATGAGCTGTGGGCATATCGCCTTGGACAAGCTGGGCGCGGAGATCGCCAGCTACCACGCCACAGAGATCGACAAGTTCGCCGTTCAGACCACGCAGGCGAACTTCCCTGATGTGGTGCAGCTCGGAGACGCCTTTCAGGTCCGGGAAGATGGCTGGACCTATGCAGGACTTACCGGCGGGACCTCGGAGGCGGCGGAATGAAGCGCACTGTGAAGGCAGACTACTCCCGCACGTGCGAGGGCTGCCGCTTCCTCATTACGGAGCCGTGGCTGAACGATATTCCGTCCTTCCGCTGCGGCGCAGATGGACGATGCAAGGGGTACATCGTCGGAATTGAACGGCTCCTGCCATACATTCCGGCCTGGTGCCCTGAGCTAAAGGAGAACTAAAGAATGAAATATGCTGTGATCGTTACCTATACCACCGGCGAGAGGACCGGCGCGACCGTGACGGCGAGCGGATGCGCCGCCGCCTGGGACAAGGTGTTTGAAATGTTCGATAAGGCCGATGTGCGCGGCGTGGAGCTGGCCGCGATATTGACGCCGGAGAGGAGAAAGTGATGAATGTCGTTTCTTTTGGCGGCGGGACCAACAGCACCGCCATGATCATCGGAATGTACCTGCACAAAATCCCGATAGACCTGATCTTATTCGCTGACACCGGTGGAGAACAGCCACACACGTATGAGTTCATTGAGACCTTCAACGGCTGGCTGGAAAAGCATGGTCTTCCGAAGATCACCTCTGTACAGTACCACGACAAAGACGGCAACCGCCTGACGCTGGAACAGGAGTGCATCAACAGCGGGACGCTGCCCTCCATCGCCTACGGCTTCAAGCGCTGCTCCCTCAAGCACAAGATCGGGACGCAGGAAAAGTTCTGCAACAACTACCAGCCGTGCAAGGATGTGTGGACCAGCGGCCAGCGCGTCCATAAGTTCATCGGCTACGATCCCGGGGAGACCCGCCGCATCCAGCACGCCGCCCCCATCGACGAGGTGGACAAGAAGTACGAAAAGCACTACCCGCTTTATGAATGGGGCTGGACCCGCGAGGAGTGCGTGCGCGTGATCGAGCGGGCCGGGCTGCCGAAGCCAGGGAAAAGCTCGTGCTTCTTCTGCCCTTCCATGAAGAAGAAGGAAATACAAGCCCTATGGGAAAATCACCCGGACCTGTTTCGGCGAGCCATCGACCTCGAACATGGAGCCGCCGCCACGAGCAGGACTGTCAAGGGCCTGGGTCGAGACTGGTCCTGGGAGAGCTACTACAACGAGTTCATGGCGAACAAGGAGTTCGAAGACGCGCAGATCACCTTCGACGAATTGTTCCCGGACAGCCCCGGCGGCTGCCTCTGCGGTGCTCCGTGCGGCTGCTACGACGGATAAGGAGGTGCGCCATGACTTATGAAAGAGCTGCTGAGATTTTGGACCCGGAGCACCGGGAGACATACAAGAGCCTTGAAATCGTGGACGAGGCTTGCCGGATGGGCCGGGAGGCTCTGTTCCGGCGGATGCCAGGATCGCCGCACCCGGACGGGGACGCGAACATCCTGGCCTGCCCTACCTGCGGGAGCGGTGAATATCTCTACAACGAGGACGGGAACCGCTGCTGCTTCTGCGGCTGGTGTGGACAGGCTATCGACTGGAACGCGGAGATGTTCAAGACGGCGGGCCAGATGAAGCCTGTGCTGAAATATCCGGGAAGCAAGTGGCGGCTGGCGGACTGGATTGTATCCCTCATGCCGCCGCACAAGAGCTATCTGGAACCGTTCTTCGGGAGCGGGGCCGTGTTCTTCAAAAAGCCGCCGAGCCGTATCGAGACCATCAACGACCTGGACGGTGAGATCATCAACCTGTTCCGCTGCATCCGGGAACAGCCGGAGGAGCTGATGCGGGCTGTGGCCTGTACGCCGTACAGCCGGGGCGAGTATGAACAGGCATGGGCGTATTTCAAGGCAGGCGGACAGGTCCGGCCGGACGGCATCGAAGCGGCCCGGCTGACGCTGGTGCGGTACTGGCAGGCCCACGGGAGCACCGTCGTCTACAAGGGCGGCTGGAAAAATGACCG